TCCGCCGCCGGTTGCACCGGCTGGTGGCGATAGCTGCCGCTGGCCACGTTCGTCGTGCTGATCGTGTCCTCGTCGCTTTGTCCCTGCAGACGCACCTGGAACGTCAGCCCCTCGCAGGTGTCTGACAGACGCCCGTCCCAGACAATGCGGATCGCCGGGGCAAACGCCGCGCCGTCGTCGTTCTTCACCGTCTCACCCGCCACCGCAAAGCCGACGACACCGGCGTCGGTGGGCGTGATCGGCCCCACCGGATGCGCAGGCTCCGGCAGCTCCAGCCCCGGATCCGGGTCAAAGTCGCCGGGGTCCGTTTCGCGAAGCGACAGCGAGACGTTCAGCGTTTGCAGGTCATAGGCCGCCTCGGTGATGCGGAACACCTTCTGCGCATAGCCGTAGTCCTCCATCGACAGAGCAATGTTCTGCAGCGGGCGCAGGCGCGCAAACTCGCCCGGAAGCGGCAGCCGGTGCGAGCGGAACCGGCGGTTTTCCAGCAGCAGCGCATTGGCAAGCTGGCGCGCCTGTTCCGGGGCGTAGACCATCGGCAGGCGCAGCTCGAAGAGCTTCTGCCGCCCGTCCTCGGCGACCCAGTCCTCCTTGACGATGCTCTCCAGCGTCGAGGCCTCCCACAGCGAGGCGGGGCTGGTGTAGGTCGTGGTGACCGCATTGAAGGTGTGTTCAAGGCCGGGAAAAGGGTCATGCTGCCAGGTCTCGGTCACCAGCAGATCGTCATCGCCAACCTCGGCCGACACCGCCGCCGCGCTGCCGACCATGGGGAACCAAAGGCCGCCCATCTCGACAATCTGCGCATTCGCCGAGGCGAACAGCTCCTGCAGGACATCAGCCGGTGGATCTTCAAACTTGACTTCAAACCCGGCGGTGAACTGCGGCCGGTTGTCGGCCCCGATGCCCAGATCGCAGGCGTCCATCGCCTCCGACCACTCGGCAAAGGGCAGATCCCCGGCATCAAACCCGCCGCCCCAGACCCGTCCGTCTGGCAGGGTGATCCCGCGCAAGACGTTGTAGGCGATGACCATGGGGTTGACGGTCTGCGCCCAGGTGCCCGGATCGCCAAAGCGCTGCAGGCCAGAGCCGCCCGCCGTGCTGTCCTGGCGCGGATCATAAAGCGGCGGTCCGTCCAGCTCAAAGGCATAGCTCGGCACGCCGCTCGGAAACACCTCATTGGAGCGGTGAAACGCCAGGATCGCGTAGCAGGTGCCAGTCAGGATGTGATCCGGCGTCCAGGGCCGGTCCGCGCCGCCATAAATCCCGGTCAGATACGGCGAGGCCGCCGTCTGCCTGCCGTCGTAGAACCACAGGTAGCCGTAGATATTGCCGTCTTTCTGCTTGTTGGTGAGCGGGTAGCCCTGACCATTCACCAACCCGTCGGGCAGGTCCTGATAGGCCCCGTCGATGATCAGGCGGCGCAGGGACGCGCCCGGCACATCGCCCATCTCGACCACATGGGTCAGCCATTTGTTGTTCTCATCATAGCTGTTTTGATAGAGCAGATGGCCACGTGTGGTGAAGCGCCCCAGCACCGTCGCCTGCGGTTCGGTGCCCCCGCTTGTGGTATGGCTGGACTGAATGCCCGGCGTCTTTTGCTGGCGCTGCTGGATCTTCGCCACCAGGAGGGAAATCCCGGCTTTGACCAGCGACCGCAGGACGGCGGCCGTCGCGGCCGCAAAGGCGGCACCACCGCCGAAGAACGTCGTAATTGCTGCCGCAATCGTGCTGATCGGGTCAGCTGCGGCCGGTCCCGCCCAGAGCGCCAGCGCGAAGATCAAAAGCAAGCCGGTCATGGACGAAACACCCGCTCGGCTTTGCAGCGGCTGACGACGCTCAGGCCCTGCAGGGTCAGAACATGGATCTGCGGCCCGCCGATGATCCCAAGCGCCAGCTCGCCCGTTTCGCGCAATGCCGCAATATCGCCCAGGGCCGCGTCTGCGGGCTGTACCTCGGGCATCACGCTGGCGGCGAGGGCTGCGAGATCGGCATAGCCCTTGTCCCTCAACACCCGTTTGCCCTCTGCCAGCGAGCTGTAGCGCACGCCAAGCCGGGCGCGCACGTCCTGGCCGGTCAGCAGCCTATGCCACCCGCCCGCGAAGTTTGCACAATCCATCCGCCCCGGACGAAAGCCGGACCACCGAAGGCGGACGCCGCGCAGGTAGGCCAACAAGAGCGCGCCGCGATCCTGCATCAGCCCCCCCATGGCACTGTCCATTGGCCGGTGGTGTCGATGTATTCCCGGCCCCGATCATTCGGGTTGCGACGCTGCAGCTCGGCGCCGGAGCGCTTCAGCGGCAGGCCGAAGGTCAGCATGCGGGCGTTCGACACCATCACCAGCTCGGTGAAGCTGGCCCCGTTGCGTTTGCGCTCTTGCGGGGCCTGATTGAGGAAGCCTTTGAACCGGCGCTGCGGCGTGCCTAGGGGCGCGCCAGTGTCGATGTCGAGCGGGCAGGAATGGATTTGCACACGCGCCAGACGCGGTTCATAGGCCTGCAGAAGCCTCTTCACCTCCTCGGTGAAAGGCGGCAGCTTGACCCTGTAGTTGCGCACCTGAAAGCCCGGCTCGACGATGATCGGCGGCACATCGATCACCTGCCCCGCGCCAAAATAGGTGCGCAGCTCACCGTCGATCAGGAACTCCTGGTGGTCATCCCCCGACCAGAAGCCAATGACCTCCGGCAAGCCTGTGTCGCGGTTCCTGGCCTCGATCCACAGCAGAACCCGCGCATCGGTGCCGCGCCGTTCCTCAAGCTGGGATTGCGTTGCTGCGTCATACTGCATGGTCACCTCAGAGTCTGAACCCATTCAAAGGAGCCGCCCTCACTCAGGCTGGCGCGGCTCTCTCCGTAGTCTGCGGTCGTGATCCGTGCCTTCAGCACCGGCACCCCAAGGGTGACGGCCGCGCCGGTCTGCGCGCCGGGGCGGATGTAGGGGATCACCTCGATATTGCGGGCGACACCGTTGCCATCGGCAAAGCTTCCGACCACGACGCGGTGGTAGGCATAGCGGGTTGGGTTGGCCCCATAGCGGAAGCCCAGCAGATCCCCCGCCGAGATCTGGTAGCTTGCAGGCAGGCCCGAAATCCCCAGCTCGCGATTGTTGGCCGCAAGGGTGTCGATCACCGGGGCCGCTGCGCCCAGGATCGCAAGATCCGGATCGCGGATCGTGCCGCGCATCCGCGTGTCCCAGAGCAACAGGCTTGCGCCCGGTTGCTCCAAAAGCGCCAGCTTGGCCTCCACCGCCGCCCAATAGGCGTGGGTCTCCTTGTCCAGGACAATGCGCCCCCGCCAAAGCCGGGTGCCCATACCATGGCTGATCACCTCACCGCCGCCGGTCTCGGATGTAGTTTCCGAGCGGCCAAGGCGGCAACTGATCTTTTGAACCGGAAGGCCCGCGAAAAACTGATCAACGGCAAGTGGCCAGGACAGCGGCATCAGCCCACACTCCAGGGGTCATTTACATTGCGGTCGAAGGAGGACCGCGAGTGTTCCCGGTCGTAGGTCTCGGTCACCTCGACGGCGGTCTCTCGCGACTGCTGCTCGACCACCGCCTTGAAGAGCGGGCTCGGCTGGATCAGCACCCGCGACACGCCACCGCCGGTCCCAGCGCCCAACGGGCCGCCCGGCGGGCTTGGCAAGGGCGGCGCGGCGAAGGCCCCGCCATTGGCAAAGGCCGGTGCCATGCCGGGCAGCAACGCGCCTGCGTTGATGGCTTCCAGAAGGTGACGGTGCTTGCGCGTCGCTTTGGCGTTCACGAAGAATTCGCCGGGGCTGACCAGGACAACTTCCTTGTCGCTGCGGTCGCCGCCCTGCCCCGTGATGATCCCGCCGCCGGCCTTCTTCTGCACCCCAAACAGGCTGCCCAGAAGCCCGCCGCCATCAGCGGTGCCAAAGACCCCGGCCAGCGACCCATCGCCCAGCAGTGCCGCCTCAAGCACCGCAGCCGCAATGGAGGCTTTGACCCGGTCCCAGGCCGCAGCCGCGTCGTCGCCCTGCGCCTGCAGCGCCGTCAGCACATCGCCCATCGTGTCGCCGAGAAACGCGCCCGCCTGTTGCGTCGCCTCAATGGCCTGCTGTTCCTCAACACGCTCGCGGATGATCTTCTCCAGGGCTTCCCGCTCCGCGTCGGTGGCGGACTTCATGGCGTCCCGGTGGCGGATCATCTCCTGCAGAACAGGATCGGTCTCGCGCAGGATTTCGAGGCGCTCGGCCTCCCGGCGCAGCAACTCTTCAATCGCCTGGCGCTCGCGGTTGGTGGCCGCCGCGCCGCCACCGGAACGTGACTTTCGTGGGTTTGGCGGAATCGGCACAGGCGGCAGCCCCTGATCGCGGTAGATGTAGTCGGGATTGCCCGCTCCGGGGCTTTCACCACGCGGATCGCCAAAGCCCGGGTTGTCTCTCACGCGCGCCATGATGGCCGCGCCCCGTGCCGCGTGAAGCTGCTCCTTCAGGCGTTGCGCCTGATCTGCAGCCAGCGAGAGGTTCCCAGCTATATCGACCGAGGCGACGCCGTTCGCAGCGTCCCAGGACGCCATCATTTCGGCCTTGAGGTCATCGGTGATTTTCAGCTCGTTCACACGTTCCTGGGTCAACTCACGTTCAGCCCTCAGGCGCAGTTCGGCGACCTCGACGCTGCCTTCGCCGCTGGCCCGGATCGCCTCATTGATTTCGGCTTCCAGCCGAAGCTGCCGGATCGTGGATCTGGCCGTCGCTTCGATCTGCAGCCGCTTGCCGAGGTACACTTGAGCGTTCGCCACCAGCGACGACCACAAATCGCCGCCGGTCTCACGCAGATCTTCCCAGGGCTGGCGGATCCGAGCCCCAAAGACTTCCAGTTGCTGGATCAACGCGGCAAGCCCTTGGTAAAACTCCTTCTGCTGCTCGTTGAGTTTTCCAACGCCGCCACGCGCCTCAAGAAGCATATCGCGGACATCGAGCGCCGCCCGCAGCTTCGTCGCCGGGTCCTCCGACTTGCTCAAGATTTCTAGATTGTTGGCAAAGAGTGCGCCCAACTCGCGGGCCTTGCTGCTGATAGAACTCAGGCCAAGAAAATCCTGCGCGGCGGACCTCGACGTGCGGTCGTCCAAAAAGGAAAGATCCAGCACCAGATCGCGCACACTCTGAGAGATCTCGTCCAGCTCTTCCTTTGCTTCGAGCTTCGACATCAAGGCGAGGTCGCGCAGCACCGCGCGCAACTCAGGCGACGCCGAGCCAAACTTCCTGATCATATCCGCAGAACTCTGGAAGGCATCTTTCTGCCGGTCACCGAAAGCATCCACGGCGTCACTCATGGCCTTCAATCGGTCTTCAAAGCTCTCGGCCTCTTCCCCCGCGCTGGAGAGCCAGTTCACCAAAGCCGCGCCCGCAGCGATAGAACCAATGGTGATCAGGTTCAGCGGCGAGACCATGTTGAGGACCGCTTGGCGGGTCGCCCCCAAAGCCGCAGCCGCGCCGCGATTGCCGAACACCTGTGTAATCTGAGTGCCCTGCTGGATGGCAAGCTGCATGGGGTCCTGGCCCGCCGCCATCATCACGCCGATATCGTTGAACTGCGCCGTGAGGTTTGCGGCGCTGCCTGCGGCGAGCGCCTGCGATTGGTCGACATTGCGCAACCCTGCGATCCAACTGGCCGTATTGGACCGCAACGCAGACACGCGGGAGCGCGCACCCGACATTGCACGCCCCCACCGGGTCGTGGACTGGTTGACCTTCTCGGTGGAGGTCACCAGCTTTGCGTTCTCGGAACGCAGGCGTTGAAGCTCCGACTTTGCGTCGGAGCCGTCCATCAGGATCTCACCTTGCACGACAAACGTCATTGGCTACCTCTCATTCAGCGCCGTGCGCGCTGCGTCCTCTATGATGCGAAACCCGATCCATTCGGCGGGCGTCAGGTCCAGACCTTCCAACCGGAGGGTCGGCTCAACGGTCGCGTAGTCGAGACCAATCCAGAACCGGCTCCCATCGGCCTGCGCCAACGCGCGCCATTGGGTCTGGACAGCGAGAAAGGCGCTCAGGGATGGCAGGTTGCAGCGCCAGATCGCGGACTGTGCCGGGTCGCGGTTCATCGCATTGGTGTCGGGTTGGAGCCCAAACAGCGCCGCGTCCTCCAGCAACTCGTCAGCGCCGCTCGCCCCGGCGGCCAAAGCGCCGGTCGCCCAGGCACGACCAGCCCACCTCAGTTTCCCGAGCGATTGTCCGTCATGCCGCTGTAATAGGCCGCGATCAGCGCCAGCCGCACATAGGGCCGCTTCAGCATGTGTTCGCGGATCTCGTCGCTGTATGGGATCACCTCACCGGCCGTGTTCACCAGGTCTTCCATCCCGGCCAGCACTTCGCGAAGGGCCGCCTTGACCTTGCCTGAATCGTTCAGGGCCACGCCGTCCACCACCTCGTCATCCACCACATTGAAGGTGGCTTTGAAGGTCTGTTGCTCGTGCCCCTCGCCCTTGGGGACATTGACTTTGACGGTCCGGGTGAAGGAGGGGGTTTCGTCGATTTTGAACATGGTCTGCCTCTCGGATCAGGTGAGTGTCAGGGTGAATTCGTCGTTGCCGGATTGGGGCAGCGGCACGAGGCGCAGCGGCCATTCCTTCACGTTCTGCGCGGTCGACAGCCCCTGCGGCCGCTGCATCTGTGCGGCAGGTATATCCAGCGTCGCGATCTTGCCCGCGCCGGTGCCATGGACGAGCTGCAGCGCGGTTGCGCTTTGGTCGAGCGCCCGCTGGAACGGGTCAAAGGTGGTCAGCGGCACCGCCTCGACGGTGGTCTCGATGCTCTCCTGCCGGTCGCCCAGCTTGACCTCCTCGCGCCCGACCAGGAACCGCCCTTCGATCTGGTTGCCGAGGTCCATGGCAAAGGACCGCATCACCAGATCCGTGCCGTCGATCTCAAAGACCGGCGTGTTGCCCATGGTCACGACCTGCGGCATTTGCCAGGGCGACAGGTCTGCCGTGGGATAGGCAGCCTCGCTGGGCTTCACGAACAGGCCTTTGAAGGTGAACCGCAGTTTCGGCACCGCCTGCGCCTGAAGGTCAAACCGCACGTTGCCGCGCGCGCCCAGGATCACATAGCGGGTGCTGTCAATATGCAGGTGGATAGTGGTGCTTTCAGGGTTCTGAGTGATCGGGTTATAGACCACCGAAGCGCCCGCATTGACGGTTTCCGCCAGCCCGCATCCGCGCAGGAGCGCGCCCCAGGCGGGCACCGTGCCAGCCGTTCCGGACGGCGCAAGTTCCACATCAAACGAAATCTCGCTCATCAACTCGGTCGGGATCGTGGCGTCTGCGCCGAAGTAGGGCCGTTCCAGGTCGCGTGAAACGTCGGTGCCTTCCATGGGCTTGAGCTGCACGTCCTGGGCAAGAATGGCATTGGCCGCGCCGCTTGGGGCCGCGTCGGTGCCATAGGTCACCTCGGCTTTGACCAGGAGGATCTTCTGCTTCCAGTTCAGGGACATTTAAGCCTCCTTTTTTGCGCTTTGAGCGGCAGAGGTCCGGGGCGGTCTGGGCCGGGTCGTCGCCTGTTGTTTCAGGGCACCGTCACGCTGGACGGAATAGCTGCCGCCCGAGGCGGGCAGTTTGGGCTTTGGGGGTGTGCTCGGCTTGGTCATTGCACCGTGATCCTCAGTTGGTCGTTGATGGAAAACTCGATCATGTAGAACAGCGCCCCGCCGCCCACTCCGGCGAGATCGCCCCGGCGCAGCTCGAAGACACCGAACGGCGAGCCCGGCGACCAGCCCGCCAAAGCCTCCAGCACCTGCCCGATGATCGGCCGCAGTTGCCCCAATGCCCTGGAGCCGGTCTGGTCGTGGGAGCGCGCAACCAGCAGAACGCCGATGGTCTCGGAATAGACCTGCGAGAAAATCCCGGTGGCGTCGTTTGCCCGTTGCCCCTGAAGGCCAAGCGGGATGACAAAGGCGGTCGAGGTCTGCGGCAGCCCTCGGTCCTTCAGCAGACGGGTGAAATCCACGGCAGTCTCGATGCGCCCCGCAAAATCGGGCACCCGCGCCTCTAGGCGATCCTTGATCGCGTCCAGCATCAGATGAACCCCTTCAGGCTCTGTCCGGTGAAGGGGCGTTCGCGGTCGGTGGTCAGCACGCCCTGGCTGCCGCTGGTCTTTGGCTCCACGCCCGCGACATCGAGGGTGATCACGCCCTGAGAGATGTCCTTGAGCTGCCGCACCGCGTCCTTGTAATCGGCGGCGATCTTTTCCGGCGCGTCATAGATATGCAGGTTCCAGATCGTGATGGCCCGGCTCAGGGCGGATACCTGGGCGGGGGCCTCGGCCAGCGGGAGCTGATAGCGCCCCTTCAGGTAGCCGTCGATCATGGCGTCCGCATCGGCAATCGCCTGGGTCACTGTGTCCAGATCAACCGCGCCGGTCGCGACCCCGCCGCGATCCGTGAGAGAGATCAGCATGCCTTCGCCGTAGCGGTCAGTAAGCTGGTCAAGGGTGGTATAGGTCATCTGCCTGCGCTCCGATGGGCGAAAGGTGATGCTCCGGCGACCCGAGGATCGCCGCCGGAGCAAGGCCCTGTTTGCCAGGGCAAAGCGGCTCTTGGGGCAGAGCTGGCCGCTTAGTCGGACACGCCTTCGACGTGGATACTGGTAATCAGGCGGCGCTCGCGCTTGAGCGCCAGTTCCTGATCCGCGCTCAACTCATCGAGCGGGATGTCCACGGGGTCGGCCCCGAACTTGCGCCCGGCCCGGCGGAACCCCTTTTCCGGCCCCACGACGCGCAGGAACTTGCGGCCGTGAAAGGCCGGTTCAGCCGTGTCTGTCCCGCCCGATTGCTCCGCGTTTTCGCGGGAAGCGGCGACACCGGCCAAGGCGTCCTCGAAGGCGTTGCCGCCGTCGTCGCCCGAGGGCGCAGCCTCGGCCTCTGCCACCAGTTCGGCGAGCTTGGCCGTGGAGAGGTTGGGCGCGAAGTCGAGCTTCAGCTCTGCCGCGCGCGCTTTGAGGTCATCGCGTTCACTCATCGCTCCGCTCCCTACGCCAGCCAGGGAGTGTTGAGTATCTTGGCGGTGCCCTTCCACTCGTTGGTCTCGCCGCCAGCGGCGAATTCGGAATTGAGGATCTTCAGCGCCGCGCTCTCATTGCTCGGCCCCACCACCAGCAGGCTCGGGCGGATCCCCAGCGGGCGGCCATGGTCGCCTTTCATGCTGGACAGAGCAGCACGCGCCTTGGCGTAGTTTGCGGCCGTCAGCGGCTGCCTGGACCCCCACGCCATCTGCCAGAAGCCAAAACCGGTATTGAACCGGGCGTCCGCGCCGTAGATGAATTCCTTGTTCATGAACACGTTCTGGTCCGTCAGCCGGTCCATGTTCACGAACTCAAAGTCCTTGCGGCGCTGCAGGATGATCGGTTTCAACGCGCGGGTGTCGTCGATCAGGAACCACGGCGCATCAGACCCGCCATCGGTGTTGGCGACGGAGGTCTCGTTGCCGTTCTCGTCCAGGACAAGATGGTCGCTGTCAAAGAAGGGCTGCCCGTCATAGCAGACCATATCGAAGCCCTTCTTCAGTGTATCGCCATAGACCAGAAGGTCCTTCTTCGCACCGGTCGACGCGCCCATCTCGGTGAACAGGGGCGCATAGATCCCGAGGTTGTCGGTCTCAATGTCGTCACGGTCGACGCCGATGGTCAGTTCCCAGGGCTTCTCCGCGATGGAGTAGTCATGCTGGGCGAGGTTCTGGATCGCACGCGCGCCGATCCATTCGCGGACGTTGGGTATTTTGCCCAGCCAGCCGTATTTCTGCTCCTTCGTCATCGACGGCACTTCGGTCGCGACGCTGGTCCAGTCGGAGGACGCCTGCGCCAACCCGTTCTGGAAGTTCTTCTTGAACCCGACCCGAAGCGCGTCGAGGTTTGCTGCGTTAACGAGCATATGTCAGTCCTTTCAGGATGCTTTGGTCAGGGCTTCGTCGAAGCGAACCCAGACGCCGTTTGCGTCCACGCCATCGATGATCCCGGCAGGCGAGCGGGTGGTCGCGCCATCCGTCCTGGCGACGGTCTGGTCATCCACCACAAAGGCCACCGCGCCGATATCGGCGAAGGTGATTTCGTCCGCGCCTGCGGAATTGGCGAACCGGTAAATGCCGGGGCGATAGGTCAGGTCTGCGTCGCCGTCCCCGCCCAGGCGGTTGTCCACCCGCGCCTCCGCCCGGCCCACGCCGACCAGCCCAGTCGCGGTGTGGCCTTCGTGCAGATAGCCGTCAGCCGCACGCAGCACGATGGACCCGGCATAGATCAGGGTGCTTGCGGCCACCAGTCCGTGGCGCAGCTCGCCATCCTGGCGGGGGGTGTTGCGATCAGTCGTCAGCGCCGTCATTTAAAGGCCCTCCTGCGCTTTGCGCTCTTCTTCAAGCACGGTTTGGTATTCCTCGCAGGAGAGCCCCAGAAGGCGGGCAGCGCTCTGCTGTTCGGCGTTCAAGGTGATCTTTCCGTCGTCGCTCGGGGGCGTGAGATGGGCGACGCCGGTGCTGTTCAACAGCGGCAGACCAGCGATCTCCTTTTCGACGCGCGCGGCATCTTCCTGGTGCATCGAGACGTAGTGATCGCGCAGGGATTTCGGGATCATGCGGCCCTTCTTGATTTCCCCATCGATGAAGGCCTCCGCCTTCTCCTTGGAGGCGCTGCCCTGCAGTGCGGTGAGTTGCTCGGCCTGCAGGGCGATGGTGCCCTGCAGCTCAGTCAGCGCGGACTGAAGCGCCACCACATCCGGTGCCCCTGCGGTCGCCGACTTTGCCGCCGCGACCACATCGCCCCCGGCGTCCACGCCGAGAATGGTCGCAACCTCGCCAAGCTGGGATTGCGCGGCACTCGCGCCGTCACCGCCCTCGCCCCGCGTCTTGATCGCGGCGATGACCTGATCCTCGGTGGCGTCGTCACCAAGACCGGACAAAGCCGCGAGCTGTTTCAGAAACGACATGCTGTCGTCCTCCTTCTCAAAGTTGAGCGCAGCCATGCCGCGCAGGTTGGGGCGGTTCACGAGCGAAGCGTTCAGCAGCTTTTGAACCCTGTTGTTGCTGTCATGTCGAAGAACCGGGGAAATCCGTCGATAGGCCTGATCGGCCACAAGCCGCGCGCCCTCTGAGGTCCAGCGCACCCGCCCCCAGATGCCGTCCTGGCGGGCCTGCATCTCAGTGATCCAACCGCGCGCGGGTGCGTCCCCGCCCGCCTTGGCAGCGGTGAAAGACGCGTGATTGACGTCGATCTCGATTTCGTCCCGGCCTTCAAAGCTGGCCTCAATCACGGCTTGCGGGTCCGTGATCTCGTATGGGCCACGCGCATCAAAGGTCTCGATGCGCCCGGCCGGGGTCAGTTGGATCCATTCGGGAACGCCTGCGTCGTCAGTGACAGACGGGAGTTCCTGGGAGGCCATCATGGCGATATGTGATGCTCTGCTCATGCAGCCATCTTCGCGAATGGCCCAAACGCAAAACACCCGCAGCGATGTGCGGGTGTTTTGGGTGGTTTGAAGATGGTGTTGAAGTGACCCTAGCAGAAATTGCAATCAGCTCAAACGTCGGTGAAGCGCAGCAACTGGACTTTCTACGGGCCGCGAACAGTCCAGAGCGGTTCCATGGCGCTAGACGCAAATTTGCGTCAGCCGACCTTCGCTGCGCATGTCGCGAACTCACACACAGCGGACAGAGAAGGCTTTCGCTGCGGAAGCGCCAGGGTCTGGTGCGAGAAAACAGCCAGCAAGAAGCATGGAAACCAGACAAGCAAGGATGGCTCTTGACACTGCCTACTCAACTGAAATGCTGTGCCATGTAGTGGGAACCAAATATGCGGGTTTTGATCTGTGCTTAGCGGTGCAAAAATAGCCAAGATTGAAGCGCGATTGGAAGCTTTGGAGGCAGAAAGCGCAGCCAATCGCGTTTTGTGGCTCTGCATTGCAACGTCACTCTCGGCAGAGGATCGCGAAGTTCTGGCTATGGCGATTTACTCGGCAAAGGCCAGTTGGGACTCGAGTGACGATATACCGGAAGGGCACAAAGCTGCTTTGACGCGCGTGACTGAAATGGTTGCTGGAGGGGTCAATCTGGCAGATGAGTACGGAGTAGAGTGAAGCGGGGCAAAGTGAGCCTTTTTGTCAATTGCTCCAACGAGCGTGTTTGTCAGGCTTCTACCTCTTTGACGAAATAGTCGCGATTAGCCCCTGCCATCATCAGCGTCTTTCCATGCGGGATTTGTGCGTCCCTAGCGCGATTGTAGACCCCTATCGGGTCTTTAGTCCTGGGGTCAGCGCTCAATGCATCACGAGCTTGATCGCGTCGATGTTCCTCGCGCATGTCGATTATCTGAAAAGGATCATAGAAACGATTGGAGTTTGATCGAAGACAAGAACCGATCAGAGCGTCATCATCTAAGTCTCGGCACATAAGCCTCTCTAGAAAGAGACGCAGATTAAGGCTCTTGGGAACTCGCAGCTGATTCAAAATGCTACCGTCGTTTGCGTACCGGATGATCAAATATTCAGTCTTCCTAGCCATATTACCCTCTTCAACTTTCGGCCCACCGATCTTTGCTACGAACAAGATAGCTGACATTCGTTCCGGACACAGCATCTGACACTTTGGGCTCTCACCTGCCGTTAGCTGCATCCTTGCCGGATAGCGGCTATGGCGCTGCGGCCATACGTTGCAAAGTTCACAACTGCGCTTAGCCGACCTTGATGCCAGACGCCGGGCACGTTCTGCGGTCACTCCAGCCCGCCCAGCCAGTCCTCCAGTTCCTCGACAATCGCGCTGCGGTCGCCCTCGGAGACCCCGAGGAAGGGACGCGGCGGGATGTTGCCCCAGGGGATCGAGATGGTCGGGGTCGTGTCCCCGAACCCCTTGCCCTCATATGACCCGAAGGCCCCTTTCTGCGCTCCGAACTGCATCACAGCCGCCTGAATTGCGTTGCTGCCCCAGGACAGACCGGCAGAGCTGGCTTGGTAGTGGAGCTGCTGACGCAGCTCACCGCTCTTGTTCAATGGCTGGGGGCCAAACCGGACTCTGCGCGCGGCGTACCGCGCCAGGGTGGTTTTTGATCGGGGCGCGAAGGGCTTGCCGTCAGGTTGCTGCCCCTTCAGCATCCGATCCTGCGTCGATTGCACCAGAAGCTCGCCCAGATCCTGCATCACGGGCGACAGGTCGGAGAGCTGCGTTTCAAGCTGCTTTAGGCGCAGTTCAAACCCGTCTTCATTGAATTTCAGGGTGTACATGGCTTTTCTCCCGACTGCAGGCGTGACGCGGTGACACTCTCCCGGTCGTAACGCGATCTTTGGGTCGGAGCGCCATGTGGGGTGCCAGCTTGCTGGATCGGGAGGCCCCACCGTCTGCCGTTTTCAACACAGTGTCGCGCTCCGCTTCCAGGCGTTCAAAGCTCAATCGCCCCTCTTCATCAGGCGGATCAGGTCCTGATCTCGCGTCCAGGCGTCCTGGCTCAGGCGGCGAACGCCGGTGACGAACAGCCCCTGCCCTGTCCTTGTGGCCTTCACCACCAGCACAAGCCCCGGCTCGCCCGGATCAGCTCGGACAAAGATCATGCTGCTGTCGCCGTCCTGCACCTTTTGGGTGGCGAGGTTCACGGTGGCCTGCGCCTGTGCATAGTCTTCCAACGTCAAGCCCGGGTGACGGCGACGCTGGTTGCCGAGCGTCTCGGCCGACAGCTCCGCAATCCGGCGCCGTGAGCCGATCCGCTCGGCGTCATCGCCGGCCAATCGCGCCAACGGCCACGCCCCGCGCGGATTTTCAAACCAGTCTTTGAACGGTCCTTGAAGCCAGTCGCCGATCAGCTCCTGCGAGGGCTGCGCCTGCAGTTTTTCGAGCTTGTCACGCAACGCCAGGATCGTGTCAGCCGCGCTTGCGCCTGGGGCATAGTCCCAGCCCTTGTCGATCCCTTTTGGCGTGCCCGAACGCGGGTCACGCGCATTCCAGCCTGTCGGCAGCGCCACAGCCGGATTGCCGCCGCGCCGAATTGCGGCCTGCATGGACCGCGCGCCAAAGACCCGGCAGGAACACCCCCAGCCGTTCGGCGGAAACCAAACCATCCAGAACGGATGGTCGGCGGGCAGGATCAGGCCATCGAGCGCCAGATGCTCCGGGCGCGGATCATGTGATCCCCCATGACGGTAGACCCAATATTTGAAACCGCCCTCGCGGAGCTGCGCAAAACGCCCGGCCTGATAGGAGACGCGCATATTGGTGCGGTAGATCACGCGCATGCGCCAGGCTTCGCCGCCCGGCGTGCCCTCGCCCGTCCAGCCGTGCCAGCCGTGGCGTTCCACGATCTCGCGGAAATCACGCTGGAACGCCTCAAACCCGGTGCCGTCCGCAATGGCTTTTTCCACGGCCCCGCCAAGGTCAGAAAGCAGGTCAGCCTTGGTCGCGCCCGCCACCATGAACGCCCGATCATGCGCGCTCCTGGTGATGTCATCCCACCGCGCGGTGGGCACCAGATCGCCCAGGCGAAGCCGGAAGGTGGCGACCTGCTCGGGGAACGGTTTGCGGAAGGTCGCCGCCAGCTCAGCCATCCGCTTCGCCCTCGACCATCGCCCGGCCGCCGGAATGCGCCGCCAGATCCGCCAGCGCGAGCGCCTGATGCAGCTCGCTTGCATCGAGATCGCCGTAACCTGCCAGCAGGGTTTCGCGGAACTCTTCCAGGCTGGAAGACGCCCGCAGCATGGCCTCGATCCGTGCCAGCATCGACGCCATGGCCTTGCGTCCGTCCGTTTCGAGGCGCGCCGCCAGACCAGCCTCTGGCGAGATCGGCGCAGAGCGCCCCTCTGAGGCCTCTGCTGCCCGCTCGGCCCCAACGCCCCCTAAAACGCCGAGATGCACATTCAAACGCCCTTCAATTTCGCTCTGTGGCGCTGCTGGGCCTGTTTCGGTGGGTGCCGGGGCAGCTTTCGGCGAGGTTTGAGGCGTTTTCTCCGATTTTCCGCCAATCACGTCGTCTGTTTCGCCCGGATCGGACAGGCCGAACTTGGCCCGGACTTCTGATTGCTTGACCCGCAGCCCCCGCGCCACCAGCGGCGACAGGGCTTTTGAGAACGACGCGAGGTCTTCCTCTTCCGGTCGGCCGACCTTCAGCCGGGGCGCTGGCGCGTCCACCCCGTATTCGAGCTGCACCCAGGGGCGGATCAAATCGCGGTTGATTATCGCGCCCAACTGCTTGGCGTCGGCGCGCTCGATGTCTTCTTGAACCTGACGGTGTTCCTTGCCGGATCCCAGGCCACCAGTTTCCGCGTCGGTGGTCGAGGTCTGCCCCAGCACCAGCTTTGACGTCTGCTTGTCGAGCCAGTCGCTCCGGCGTTCGTAGTGATCGGTCGACGCGCCGATGCTCTTGGCCTCCTGAAACTCGATCATCATGCTTTCTGGAATGATGGCCGCACAATCGCCCGCAATATTCGCCACCGCGCGAAACAGCGTCTTGCGGTCCTCTTCAGAGGTCCCCGGCCCGTATTTGCCGATCCGGAGCGGCTGCCCGTAGGTCTGGGTGAAAATCGCCCAGTCGCGCTGGGTGAACGCCTTGAACAGCCACGCCCACAACGCAACGCGCGCCAAGCCCGAGCGAAGCGGCAGGCCCGACTTCGCCTTCATCGGCGCATAGATGTATTGGAACGGTGGCAGGATCTCCTCCTCGCCGGTCTGTGGGTTCAGCATCCGGGGTGTTTTGAGATCCCTGCGATCAAACCGGAACCAGCGCGGGTCGCAGTATTCCAGCGCGGCGGGTTCAAACTGACCCTCGGACGTGTCCCACCGGATGTGGGTGAAGCTGTACCCTTTGCCGAGCGCATCGAGAATGTCGAACAGCTCCTCCGTCAGCTCGTCACGCTTCAGCCAGGTGCGCACACGCTCTGCGATCTGTTCAGCCAGATCGCTGTCGTCGCTGGGCTCCACCGTAATATCGAGCTGCGAGACGGAGCGGCGGCGCGTTCCCAAAACCCCGAGATAATGCAGATCCCGCTCTTCAATGGTCTCGGCCAATTCCAGATAGCGGATCGGGTCGCCCGCGTCGGCCTCACGCAGGATCGACGCCAGCCGCTCCGGGTTCAGCCCGTCGCCCGGATATCCGGTCAGCGGGCTGCGCACGCCGCCGATCATCGAGGGTTCTTCGTGTTTTGCCAATTCGGCGCGGCGCACCGGGTTGCCCCAGCGGTCCAGCACTTGTTTGGTGTGTGCCATGTTTCAGCCCTTTGCCGTTGAGGTGTCTAAAGACCGCCGCGCATTGCGGTGCCGAGCGGAGGGTTCCACCAGGGGCGGTTCAGCGCGTCCTGTTCATCTGCAGTCCGACCCGGCCGACCGCTGTGCGGCTCTCTGTTCTGGTTGTTGGGCACCGGGGTGTAGTCGATCTCGACCCAGCGCATACGCGAGGCGAAATGGGCGAGAGCGAGAGCGATGGCATAGTCGCCGTGGCGTTTCTTGCCCTTGGCGTCCGCCTCGCGGATCTCTGGCACGCGGGGAATGCCACGCACCTTCTTGACGGCCCGAAGATCGCTCATGTGTGCATCCCAGCGGCCAATGGAGATTGTCGCCTCTTCAAAGGCGGTCTTCAGCGGCGGCATGTTGATCCGATACCAGTCCTGCGAGAATTTGATCGCCCAGACCATGCCGGGGCTGTCGTCGCCCTCCTTCAACCCGAACTTGCGCCCGACATCCTCGGCCACGGTCCAGCCCATGCCGGTGGCGTCGAAGGCCGCGCCAACGCAGCGCGTGCGGATGCGCTCCATGACCATGCCGACAATGAGCTTCTGCTCGTTGCCGGGCACGTTGCGCATCTCGATGGAGAGCGCCTCGCGGCGATGCATGTTCTTTTCAATGGCCAGCAGGGTCAGCACCGAGAGGTCAGAGACGCGGGCGAAGTCGAAACCAAGCGCATAGAGCACGTCCAGCGGCAAGGCGCTCAACACCTCCTCCAGCCGTTCCAGGAACGGGTGCATCAGATCCTGCTGATCCGCATTGATGCGGTGCAAGTAATCGTCGGGCAGCTCCAGCTCCAGGCAGGGGGCCTCGGCATTCATGCGCGCCTCGATCAGCGGCGCGGACAGCCAGGCCCCGGTCCCGGCCTTGGCGATGCAGTGCAGCTCCTCGTCGGCGTCGTCGCCATAGACCGCATGGGTGCTGTCGATCCATTTCTGCTTGCCCATCGGCGCGCGGCCCTGGGCGCGCTGGATCAATGCAATGCGCTCATAAAGCCCCGCATCGACCGCATCGTTGAAGGTGACGCGCACGACTTTGGCGGTGTCACCCTTTTCCCCCTCGTTGACCTGACGCACCAGCACGTTGAAGGCGTTGGCGTCGCCGTCATGGGTGGAAATCACCAGAACCTTGCCGCCCCACATCAGCAGGGCGTTGGCGGCCTTCAGCATCTCTTCCAGCTCATCGTGAAACGCGGCCTCGTCGAAGATCACATAGCCCTGCCTACCGCGCAGCGAGCGCGGCTTGGAGGACAGCGCCACGATCTCGAACCCGGAGGCAAAGCGGATGCGGAACGCCTGAATATCGCGGTCCTCCTTGCCGTCGTCCTGGTCCTTGAACAGGAACTCCTGCACCGAACTGGCGGCGGGCATGAAGGCCTTCGCCCACATGGCGCAAGTATCGATAAACTCCCGCGCCATATCGAGGTTGAAGCCGATGTATAGGGTATCCATGCCGCCTTCGGCCCGTGCCAGACCGGAGGTCAGAACACCATCGGCCCCGACTGCCCAGGTCATCCCGATCCGGCGCGATTTCTCACAGACCACGAATTGATAGAGCGCGGTCGTTTGCAGGAGCTGCTGCTGATAGGACAGAAGCACATGCGGCAGCTCCATGCGCTCGTCCAGCACCTCCGGCAGCATGTGCCGGTCGGCCGCACGCTGCGCCGCCCAGTCCGCGTCTGAAATGGCCTCGGTTGCCGTCATGCGCTCACCCCGAGAATATCGGCCTTGATCGACGCCACGGTGTCCTTGGTCATGCCGAGCTGATGCGCCTTCTGCTCGATTTCCCCGGCGAGGCGCTCCCGTTCCTTGCGCGCGATACGCCGCTCTTCGTCTTCGCGCAGGCGTTCGCGCAGCCCGGCGGACTGCATCAGGTCCTTGAGCATGCGCGACAGATGCGCGAGGCTCTTGGGATCCCACTCGGCGTCGTCCTTCTCAGCCACAGAGTTCATCATCTGGAATGCGGCTGTCGCGATCATCTGCATCAGCACCTTGTGCATGGTGCTTTCCTGCTCGATGTTGAGATCCCCAAGCAAGGTCTCCGCCATTGCAAAGGCGTCCCGCTGATCCTTGAGCAGCTTGGAATATTCGCCCACGGCTGACTTGCCGATACGGATCTCAAGCCCTGCCTCATCGAGCCAGAAATTCAGGTCTTCGGTGATCTCGACAATCCCGCCAAAGCCGCGCTCCTGCAGGGCCATGGAAAGCCGCTGACGAAATTCCAGCGGGATCAGATCAAGTTTCTTGGGGGGCGGCATTGCCTACGCTCCCGGCCGGGGACGCTGGATTTCGGGGTGGCGGGCGATGCCCTGGGCGATTTCCGCACCGCGTGTGGTCGCCACGACCACCACAAAGCCTGCATGGTCTTCCAGCTCGACAAGCCCCTGCTCCCTCAGCCAATGCGCCTCGGTCGTGACCTGGTCGCGGGTGTAGGCGATGCCGACGCGCGGCAATTGCGTCGCCAGCATGGAGACGTTGGAGGTGTATTTCGGCGCGTCCTCCAGAAACCGGAGAATGGCGATGCGGGCGTGTTTGCGCAGATCGTCGGCGTAGCTCATGGCAAGGAGGTCCTACTTGTTCAGAAGGTGGTCTTCGTGGCGAAACACCACGGTTTCGAGGCGGGTCATGATCTTCTGATTGCCCTCCATCACCGCCGCCATCTGCTTCATGGTGCCGTTGATTTCAGACATGGAGAGCTGGATGTGGTGCAGGTCATCCTTGCTCGGCACATCCGCCAGATCATGTTCCAGGCGGGTCAGCCTTTGTTCATGGCGGTCCATGCGTTCCTTGCCGGTCCTGAAGCGCTCATCCACGTTGGACCGGCGGGTGCCGATCCAGGCATAGACGGCGCTCGCGCATGCAATCAGGAGCGACAGCAAGGTCAGCGCGTTGCTGACCGTAAAGGTCGGGTCGAAGTGCATCAGGCCCTGCCCCCGGACGCCGCCTTGATGCGCTCGATCATCACGTCCTTGTTCTTCGACCCGGCAGAGCTGCCGAAGTAGTAGTTCAGGATCTGCGTGAACCCGACAGACAGCCCCCCGATCAGCAAGGCCAGGATCTCGGCACTGGCGGGCGGCAGACCGTATTTCAGCATATAGGCGATGACGGAAAAGAACCCGATCAGAACCAAGGCCGCCAGGATGCCGGGCACCCGGTCCTTCAGGTCCGTCTGGCGCTGGCGCGCACTGTCGCGGTCGCTGGCGGCAACCTGTTCAAGTGCGATCCCAGCGTCGATCAGATGCCGTTCCAGGTCGGCCTCGGCGTCTTTCAGCTTCAGGAGGTCCGATGGGCTCGCGCCCAGGATAGCCGCTTCGACCTCTTCCTCGGTCGCGTCGGGGCGGTCGAGCAGTTTGGCCGCCAGCGCTTTGGTGGCGACACCGGCAAGCGGGCCGCCAAGGGCCGTCGCAATCGTTGGCGCGATGCTACCAACGATTTGCAGGATCTTGTCTTTGTTCTTCACGGAGGCACTCCTTCAGTGGGCGGCGGAAAAGGTCACGGCATCGGCATAGTTCGCCACGACCCATCCCTCCTGCCCCGCGTAGAACACCTGCAGCCACGCGCGGCCGCCGAAGGTGCCGCGCCGCAGGACAGGCACAACGGTCTCGTTGGGGATCGTGGCGATGATGTTTGGATTGAAGCTCGGCCAGCGCCGCATGTTCAGCCTGTCGCCCTTGGTGGCGATGATCACCAGATCATCGGGCGCGGCGTCCACGCTTTGCGCAAGCGCCTCATCCTCGGCTGGGTCATCCCGGCCGAGGATGTGCCCGCGCACCTGCTCAAGCGGAAACAGCGGGTTTGTGTCCAGCTTGCGCCCTGGCGACACATACCAGTGCGGGCGAATGTCCATCAGGGTCGGAACGTGGGCGAAGAGCTTGCGCAGCAGCCACAGCAGCGCCTCAAGCTGTTCTTCCGGGTAATGCATCCACATTCCCCGGCCATGCTCAGGCGTTTCAGCGAGATCGAGTTTGCGCAGGTGATCGTCGTGGATCATCTTGCCAAACCACGTCACCCCATTGGCTCCTGCCGCGCGCATCTTGCCGGGGTTCACCAACTCAATGCCAATGGTGAAATTGTTGCAGCCCTTGCGGCCATGGTAGCTCGACGCGCCCGCGTGGTTTGCGCGCCGGTTGATCGGGACTTGTTGTTCGATGTGGCCGCTCAGCTCAATGACGAACTGCACCGAGACCTTCGCGTCGTTGTCACGCAGATAGTTGGCGGCGCTGCCCTCTTTGAGGCTGCTGGCGGTGTCGTGGAGGACCACAACGGTCGGGGTGATTTCGCCACCGATATGGCGGGCCGCGCGGTATGCGATCCCGTCAAGAATACCGTTTGTGACTGTCATCGCGACCACCTCAAAACCTGCTTTGCAGGTTTCAGGATGACGGAGGCCTAAAACGAAAAACGCCCGCAACGATGTGCGGGAGCTTGTAGTGTCGGCTCAGAACAGGCCGGGCTGATCAGGATCAGAGGGCGGTGTCACCCACCTCAAGTAGCGCCTCACGCTAAAGTCTGTCACCCCCAAGATGCGGGCAATCTCAACCACAGGCAAGCCCTTCGACCTGTGCGCCCGAGCGCGCCATGCTTTGGCCGTGGGGATACGCGCCGGGATCCGATGCATCTGCCCCGCCAGCATTTTCGCCTTCTCGCGTCCCAAGAGCTTCTCGACCTCGCCGCGCCCTTTCGGGTTTTTGGGAATGTAGACCTCGGTTCCGCCGAAGGCATCGAGGAAGCGCAGCGCGTCCTCAAATCCGAGGGCGTCCACAAAGGGCTCCACCTGCGCGGTCGGCTTGGGAAACGCGCCTGGGAGTTTCGCATGTGCCTGTGACCTCGTCATTTCCGGTGCATGCTCCAGTCAAACTCGATCTCCGCCCGCTCACCCCAGCTTTTCAGCGCCTGGATCACCACGTCGATCTGCGCCCATTCGCGCAGCATGTCGACGTCAGCGGGCACGCTCCCCCAGACGTTGCCAAAGCGCGCCTGAATAAAGCGGTTCAAACCGGCGCGGCTTGGATCGCGCAGCGCCCCCGCCCGGCCCAGCTCGCCCCAAAGCTTATGCACCAGGCGAAGGTCGTGGCGGGGCGCGGCCTTGTAGCGCTTCTTGCTGGTTGAGGTCGGCTTGAACCCTTCCTTTTCCAGCCGCTTCAAAACCGACTTCAACTCGGCGTCCGACATGTCCGACATGGAGGCCTTGCCGGTGACCACCAATTGGAGATCGCGTCGCGCGTCGGCGTCGAGCCCCAACTGGCGGCATCCGACGTGGATTTTCTGCTGCAGGGCGCGGCTCATATCAGGTTGCCTCCTGTTTCACGGCGACCACCGGGTGGTCGGTCTGGACGTTGGCCCGCATGCGCGCATCGGCGGCTTCCATTTGACGGCGTGCCATCGCGTCGAACTCTGCGCCATGAATGCGGGCAAGACCGGCCTCGTTCTTCAGCACCGCCAGACGGTTGCCCAACACCAGACCGGCGCGGCGTTGCCGTGCCGCATAGTGGCTGAAGGCGCGCGCGAGGTCGGCTTCGATTTCTTCCGGGGTCATCGCCATGGTTCAGCCCTTCCGATCTGCGATCAAATGCGCCGCATGGTTGGCGAGCGCACGGCTGCGGCGCTCGACAATTGCAACCGGGATCCCCCAGCGGTCGGCCATCTGCCGCACCTCTTGCGCACTCGCGGCTATCAGCAGGTGATCCACGTTCATATTTGCCAGTTGGGCCGGATACCCGCGCCCGAGAACGCTGGAAATGCCGCCCGAAATCGGCTTGTCGTCGGTCTCCGGCCGGGCAACGACACGACGCGGGTCCATGAACTTTGCAATCTGCATTCTCTGCCTCCCTACGCCTTGGCGATGTCGATCTGGATCGGCTCCCACGCCGCGTCGACGGCGGGGCGCTGGTAGCAGCGCACATAGGACTTGGAGCCGACGACGCGGATCGCGTCCTTGATGGCCTGCATGGCGCGCTTCCAGCGCTCATCGCTGATCTCAAGCCGCAGCAGCATGAAGATTTCCGAGCGGTTGATCTGCCCGGCCTTGTCGGTGTTGAACGCACGGGTGACGATATCGCGGATCTCCGGACGCGCATCGGCGGCCCACTCGATCAGGCATTCGTCGACAAGGCTCTTGGCGATCTGCAGTTCCGGGCCGAAGTCCACCAGATCGGAGACCTGCACCTGGACCTTGTAGCGCCCGTCATAGCTGATCAGCGTCTTGTTGCCCTTGGCCCCGCCCACCTTGGCGTCGTACTTCTCGGCCAAGATCGCCTCAAAGGCGCTGATGTCGTCAAAGGCGTGGTTCTTGAACCGCCCGACCTCTTCGCTGAGCGCGACCGCAAAGCCGATGATCGCGCGGACCGTCTGGTCCTGCAGCTTGTCCTGCGGCTTCACCAGTTCGGTTGGGCGCATGTCACCCTTGCCGTTCTGCATATAGGACACACCGTTGATCTCGATCTCCCCGCTCGGCACTTTGGCCGGCTGCCGGGAGGGGTCGTTTTGTTGAGCATGCTGCTCTGTCATTTGCCTGTACTCCTGTTCAGGATTCCTGTTTGGATCGTCGCGGAGGTCATTCCCCGTCTCCGGCCATCGGGCAGGACGGGCATGTCTTGAACATGCGAACGTGGGTGCTGTTGGCGGCGCTGAACTCCTTGGAGCGTTCGCGCCACATCCGGCATTTGTCCGTGCCGATCTTGCCCAGCACCGGACAGGTCACAGTCTCGGCCATCAGGACACCGCGCACGGTCAGCTCGATGGACCTCATGCTGGCCTTGTATTTGTTGCTCAGCACCGAGTTGATCGCGCCTGCCGAGTATCCCAGCCGATATGCGGCCCGCGCTTGCGACGTCAGATCGCACTCCACGGCCAGGGCGCGGACCCAATCAGGCAAGTCCTCGCCCCAGCCGCTGCGGGCTTTTGTCATGGCAACTGTATTTGCGGTCACAGCAGGATCTCCTTGTCGAGTGAGGTGAAATCGGCGGTATTCGCGTCGAACACGCCTTTGATCTGGCGCGGCTTGGGCGCGACCGGGCCGGTGTAGTTCACCAGCCGATAGCGCGGCTCGCGCTTGCCCGGCACCGCCGAAGACTGGACGCGAAGGTGCCCGGATTGCAGCAGCAACCGGCAATAGGCGCGCGCCTTCTGCACCGGGACTTGAATGCCGCCCGCGTTGGAATGCGCGGCAATATCCGTCGCCGAAAACTGCCGCAGACCGCGCATGCTGCGCCACATGTTGCCCTCGGCGCTTTCATCATATGCGGGCACAAATTCCGGCTGCGGCCCCCGATCAGCGAAGGCGTAAATCTTGCGGTGGTCGCCCGTGTCGATGCGCGTCAGCAATCCCGCCTGCGCCCAGCGCCGGACAAAGCTCTTGGCGGTGCTGCGGGCCACGCCCAACTCCAAAAGGTTCGTCCAGTGGAGGCTCTGCAAGCTCTGGGCACGCTTCCAGACCCCCGCCTCCATGTCAGAGCGAAAAACAGTCATTTCTGGCCCCCAATCGCTTTGAGAGCCGGGCGGGATGATTGGGCGGGCGTTGCCGCGACACGGCGCACCGCCGGGGGCTGGCCGGTCTCGAAATTGCGGCTGCCCCACAATGCGAGGTCGGCGCGATTGGTGCCCCTGGACAGCGCCGCTTCCTTGGCCCGGTCGATATTGGTCACCACCCGGCGGATCGACCCGCCCGAGGCTTCGACAATCGCGCTCAGGAGGTCCTCTGATATCTCAACCGAGGGGCTGTAGATCTGCGCCAGCTTGGTTGCGTCGGACAGGTTGCACGCCAGCGCCGGTTCATGGGCAAGCTGGCGGTTGTGGATGTTCTCCCACCTGGTTAGGTGCTGCGGCAGCTCTTCCTCGCCCACCAGGATCAGGGTGGTCTGGCTGGCTTCGTAGAGATCCCGCGCCAGTTCGATCAGCTTCTTGTTCTTGGTCAGGTACTGGGCGTCGTCGATGATCAACGGCCGGTCCACCCGCGCCAGATTGGCGGCGATTGCGTCCACCATGGCGGGCACACCGCGCACCGGCTTCAGCCCGATTTCCTTCATGATCGACTGCAGGAAGTAGCTCGGCGTCCAGCAGCTCAGAACCTGCACGCAATACGCGCCGTATTCGTTGGTCACAAAGGTGGTCGCCGTGGTTTTGCCCCAGCCCGAGGGGCCGTAGAAAACCGCCATACCCGGAAGCCCCATCGATCTATCATGGACCCGGTCAACCAATGCGGTGAGTGCTGCGACGTTGCGCAAAGGGGCAATATTTGGTGTCATGCTCTGCTCTCCTATTCCTCGCCGCCGAAGGCCCTGCGCATGCGCAAGAAGCTCCGATAGGCGGCAGATCGTTGATAATCCCGCAGGAAATTGCGTTGTTCTTCGGTCAGCGGGTGACCGTCTGCGTCGAGGCGTTCCAGTTCCTGGCACCGCTCGAAATTGACTTCGGGGTCCTCTTCCAGCGGGGCCGACGTGCGGCGGTCTGCCAGCCTGGCGATTTCAGCTTCCAGCCGCGCCTCGGTGGCCGCGTCATTGTCACGACGACCCAGCACCGGTGCTTTGGGTGTCTTGGGAGACTTGGCGTGGGGCGGAACCAGTTGCACGATTTCCGCCTCGGGCAGATCGTCCGCTTTGGCATCTTCACCAGCGGCCCGAAGGCGCGCGGCGATCTCGGCAGCGGAGAACTCTCGGCTTGCACGCGCTTCTTCCTTGGCCGCTCGGATGAACTGGCCGCGCTTGCGGGCCATTTCGCGGGCGTCTGCCACACCGAGGAAATCGCCCTTCTCGACGCAGGCCGCGTGGCCAATATACTGCCCATCCAGGTCATAGACGTGCAGACCCGCACGGACATTGTCAGGATCGAAACGCCCCACCACCTTTTGGCCGGCAATCCGATACATCCATGCGGCCCAATAGCGGGAGCCAAGCAGTTTCAGCTCGCCATTCTTCGCGCTGGCCTTGAGACCTTCGGCCCCCATGAGCCAAAGGCGACGCTGCTCCTTGGTCGCCTTGCGAATGGGCGTGGCTTTATAGGAGGCTTCAAACACCTGATTGAAGGACCGACCGTAGGCGATTTCACTACGGCGTCCCTCGCGGGCGTTGTGGTCTTCAACCTCTTCGGTGAGGACAGCGATGAACTCCTCAAGCGGCACCGCGCGATTGCCATAGTTTTCCGGTTTCGCGTCGGGCTTGTTGCCAGTGTACGCGCCCTCGAATGCAGGATGCTTGGCGACACGATCACAGAGGTCACGGAATGCGCGTTCAATGGGCTTGGATTGCCCCGAGTAGGGCGTGGCCCAATGGATCTTGACGCCCAGCATCGGGAGCAGGCCCGGAATATCGTCCTCCCGCATCTTGAAGCGAAAGCGGGTTTCCGTGCCCCCGGTGATGACCTTGGCCGCGAATTCGCGACCATTGTCCAGGAGCGCAGATTTCGGGATGCCGTAGCGCTCCACCAGATCGCCAAGCGCGAGCTGCACCGTATGGCTGTTGGCGGTCAGGGACAAACGCCAGGACAGGATCTTGCCCGAATAGACGTCGGAAAAGAACACGCCCTGGACACGCACGGGCAGGCTCTCGCCGGGCCAGCGCACAAAGACGTCGAACTTGTGATAGTCGCCGCAGATGCACTCCATGGCGCTCAATGCGCTCTTGTCGCGGTCCTGGTGCGGGTAGTAGCGCCGCAAGGCCTCGGCCCCATGGCGCAAGAAGACCTCGGTCGGTTTGGACACGGCCTCCTTCATCTTGCGGCGCACCTGATGGATGGGCGCAACCGGGAGGCCTTCTTTCCTGGCCACCCGCTTGGCCCGGTCGTAACAGGACGTCAGCGATGGCCCTTCCAGCCGTAGCCAGTCGTCGCGGATCAGGCTAAAGAAGGCCGGATCAATCGGCTCGGCCTTGCCGCGACCGCCGGTTGGTTTCGGCGCGACAAACGCCAACCAATCCGCCTCGGCCACACCCTCGATCATCTGCAGCCAGTTCCAGACGGACTTTTCCGAAACCTCAGAGCGCATCGCAACTGCGGAGACTGCGGCCGAGCGGAACATACCTGCGCCCGCGCACTCGGCCACCAGACAGACGACTTTCAGCCGCGCCTCTGCTTTGTGTTTCGCGTTGTCATTGAGACGGTCGAAGTCGGCCCAGGCCTCCTCGCGGCTGCGTTTGGTCTCGACCTCATGCGGCGGCTTGATCAGGGCAAGACACGCGCGCACCGGGAACAGGGAATAGTGATATTCCAGCCCGCCGCCCCTCCCCTTGCGACGGCGCACCTTGCCCGTCTGGCGGTCCCAGCCTTCGCTCTTGGCGCGCTGGTTTATCTTGCGTTTGGTGGTCGGCAGATCAGGAAGGCGCGCCTCGGCGATCTCCGCCGCGCTCCACCATTCCTGGCTCGGCGCGTCCATCAGCCACGCCCTCCCCGAATTTCGTCAAGGAGCGCCTGCACCTCGTCGCCATGCTCTTCGAGAAAGATCACCCGTCCCGCCTTGGGCGCGCGCCGCCACGCGTCTTGCAGCCGCTGCCACGTCTTTTCGGTGTTGTTCATCGGCGGCGTGACACCGCGATTGTTCTCGCTGGCCCAGGTACGGCGCGCGTCTTTGGCAGACTTGACCTTGCCCTCTGCCAGCAAGTTCACGACGCGGTAGCGTTCTGACACATCACCGACTTTTGACAGTTCGGTCAAATCGGCCAACGTGATCGGGCGCTCAGAGGAGCGAAGCCGGTGCGCGTCACCGCCCGTGAGAGATTTCCCAGCGCGTACGATCCGCTCGATTTGACGCACCGAGGTTCCAAACTTCTCGGCCGTGGCCGCAGCAAACGACATCGTGTCGTTTGCTAACCCTTGACGAGCCCGCCCCCCGGCCACGCCACCCCGCGTCTCCGGGTGCAGCTTCTCGTAGACCTTCTTGCGCTCCGCGAGAAACACGGCGGTGTCGAGCGCAGTCAGCCCAGACCCAGCGAGGTTATCGTCGATCTCCATCAGCCGGGCAAAGTCGTCATTGCACTCCCAGCACACCACCGTGATGCTTTCCCAGCCGAGATCGCGCGCAGCCGTCAGGCGATGCGCCCCGGCCAGAAGCTCAATCTTGCCACTGCGCTTGATCTTGCGGACATGGATCGCGTCCTTCATCACCCCTAGCTCAGTGATCGACGCCTTGATTGCTTCGACACCCGCACGGGAGACAGGGCGCAACCGGTTGTTCATTTCAATGTCGCCAACCGGCAGTTCGGTGATCGACTGGATGATCGTTGCAGCCATTGCGATTAAACCTCTATTATTTCGTCGCTTCAAACACGCAGCAATCGCATTCAAACGCGCATTCGGAGGGCTTGGATTTGGAAAATATGTGGCTCGAAGACGAAGACTGGTTCGGAAAACGCCCCTGAAACTTATGGCGGTCAGCGAATTCGCAGGCGAGCTTGAGGAACTGTGGCGCAACGTAGGCACAACCGAATGGCCTGCCCCCAAGCCAGCTCCAGACGAGTTGCCCAAGATCATTCGGCGCGCCTTGCCCGGCGGCTTGGAACAAGTCGGTATGCCTGACTGGATTGATCGAACACCAATGCGCGACCGCGCAACGCTTGGCATGATGGCCCACACGGTCTGGGCCATGGCGCGTCATGCCAAGTTCCCTTGTGCAAACGATGCTCCTCCAAGGCACGTACTTGTTCCTCGGCGGTGGGACATCCGCACTTACAAATGCCTTTCGACTTGCCGCATCCCCTACGTATGGGTTGCGCTACAAGACGCACTAGACTGGCCAGACTAAAGCTCATGTTATTCTCCTCTCACTCCCAAAGCAGCGGCGCGTAGAGCAAACCGCCGAACATGATGGCGAGGCTGATGACGCCCAGGACATCGCCCCAAATGCTGCTAGAAAATTGCCGCTCCGCGCGGCGAAAGCGGGTCCAGGCCGCGCGCAAAGTGAGCGCCGGTGTGATACGGCCTGGACCCTGCGAGGCCTCGGCCTCGCGTGTCGCGAATACCCCGGTCTGCCCGTGAGTGATGGATTGTGGTGTTGGGGTTCCGCGAAACTGGTTCATTTGGGCGCGGTCTCCGCGTTCGTTTCGCTTGGCTCAGAAAGGCGCGTGGCCTCTGCGATCATCCTCTTGGCATAGCCCGCAGAAACGAGGTCCTCTCCTGCTGCATTGATGATCCGCTGAAGAAGCGCCCTTCCCTGAGAGCCGCCCGACTGCCCGTAAGTCGCAGTGCGGGCGGTGCTTGGATGAACGCTGTTTTCCTTGCACCAAGCCTCAAAACTGGTCCCAGCCGAGCGAAACGCGCCAACAATGACTTCATGCAGGATCGCTCCGGGCTGGAACGGTTTAATAAACTTTGGCATTGTTACCTCGCGATGCCGCCTTGCGGCGTGTCCTTACAACACCAATATCGTAAATATTACTACCTACATCAAGTATTATTTACGATATTTTGGAGACCCCAATGCCAAACCACGATTTAACAAGTAAAATCAAAGATATAAGGTCCAAGTCCGGCATGTCACAGGAGGCGTTTGCAGGCATTCTAGGTGTATCAAAGTCCAAAATTCAGAACATTGAGAGCGGCAAGCAGAGGGTGGATCATGACTTCCTACGGGGTCTTGCAGTACAATTTACCGTAGACATCAACGCACTTCTTACTGATTCACCGGCCGCGCAACAGTCTGACGACGTAAATTGTACTGCCGGCCAGTTCATCAAAGTACCGCGCTTTGAAGTGGAAGCATCCGCAGGTAATGGGTCTGAGGTCCCATCTGAGGCCGGGACCCAAGCCTACGCATTCAATCGGAAATGGCTCGACAAACGGGGCTTGAAGCCGAACACATTGTCGGTGATTTCCGTTCGTGGAGACAGCATGGAGCCGGACCTGAATGACGGTGATCTCGTGCTGATCGACCTTGCCAACACAGATCTGGCGGACGGCAAGATCTATGCAGTTCAATACTCCGGCAACCTGTTCGTGAAGCGCGTTCAGTATATCCCGGGCGATACGGTCCGCTTGGTCAGCCGCAACGCTCAGTATGCGCCGATTGAAATCAAGACGCCGGAGGCTGACGGCGTCCGTGTCGTCGGGCGTGTCGTGGCATCCATGCACGAATGGTAGAATTGGGTGCAATTTCAAAAGAAATGACCCGAGTAACTTAATTACTCGGGCCAACTTCTAAACTATTACTGAATATCACTCACATGTAGTAGGAGTGCCTTTAGCGATAAACTCTTCCCAGTTGTCGCCCAGTTGGTTTCGGGCAGACAGAGCGTTGCGAGCCTCGGAGCTACCCTCAGGTATCACTTTGACAACCATGGACTGGTTGTGGGTACCCCTCCAGAGGTCAGTCTGAGACGCGCCCCCAGTCAGGACGAATTTATCCCCGCCCCGGCGGATTACCTCGATGGCAGCGATTTTCAATGCAACATTGCGCGCACCGCTCGGACCACATACAGGTGCAGCAACAGTAGATATCTTAAATGTGTCTTTGGACATCGGCTGAATATTCGATTGAGCGCAAGCCGCCAGCCCTACTACGGCCGCCAGCGACAAGATTAGTTTCTTCCCCACGTAAATCTCCCAATTGATTCTTAATCGAGCCGAGAGATTGGGAAGAAGACTTTATAAACGCAACTAAAATAGGACATTCAGCCACGCCACCTTTGATGCGTCGTAGCGGCGATGCAACTGACCACATGCACGCATATTAAATCAACTTTTTTCCTTAGGGGTCTCGTCGCCACGCTGCGACAGTGTTGCGAAATCCCTCTCGGGCAGAACCGATTTCAGAACGGCATCCACTTCTGGAAGGTAGGACACCCACATTGGCTGCCCGTCCATCTTGATGTCAGGGGGATGCCCGTGCAGATCACACAATGCCCTTGCTGCCCGCTCCCTGGGGGATCGCATTTGTCGCGCCATAGAACCTCCTCCGTTCAGATTGTGCAGAGCAAAGGCTTGTCACCCGGCAAGGTGCGCCTTCAAATCTTCACCCTCCGCAGAAACGCTTCAAGTGCATTTTACACCTTGAGCCTTCGCGTGACATTAGATTTCTGTTTGACGCTTGCTTCGGCCTGGCAATCCGGAGACCTATTCGCGGTTATAGACCTTGGACGCAATTTCGGTCACCCTGCCATTGGTATCCCGTCAGGCAGAGGACAGCATGTGCGGCCGCTTTATAGAACCGGAACTCATTGGCACTGACCAAGAGCTCTCAGAAACCAAGATTGATCCGTTTCCGAGTCAGCCCGTTATCATCCCTCCGCGCGGCCCTCGCCGATACAACGTCGCCCCAACGCAGGACATATTAATCCTGGGCAAGTCGCCGCTGGTGGCAATGACTGCGCGCTGGTGGCTCGTGCCCTCCTGGCACAAAGGCGACCTCAAAGACTGGCGCGCGACAACGTTCAACGCCCGGATCGAAGAGGCACAACACAAGCCGACCTTTCGTGGCGTATGGCGGCACGGCCGCTGCCTAATCCCCGCTGGAGGGTATTATGAATGGACGGGGGAGAAAGGGCAAAAGACCCCGCACGCGGTGCTGTCGAACTCCAACGAGAACACTCTCTGGTTTGCAGGCCTTGCTTCACGTTGGGAAGAATTGCTCACATGTACGATCATGACGCGCGCCGCCAACGCAGACGTCGCAGATATCCATCATCGCATGCCAGTGATCCTAAACCTCGACGAGCGCGAACTCTGGCTCGCCGGAAGTGACCAGGTGCAGGATCTCGGAAGCGACGCACGCCTTCAACATCATCAGGTGCACAGCTTTGGCGTGCGGGACGACGGACCAGAGTTGATTGAGCCGTTCTAGCTGCCTTGCTATGGGCCACTGGGCCAGACCCACGGTCGCGACCAGAAATGCTCTCACTGCCGTGACGAAGATTAGCGGACAGGCGGCCGTCGCTGCGCGCAGAATATATGGCAGAATCGCGCAGATCGCGGCATTTCCAATGTCGCAACGATGCCCTCTGGTAGCGGGAGCTACCGGCCCAGAGCATGCTGTTCAGGGGGCGTTTTTGAAATTCTGGACACAACTAGATTTCCCCACTTAGTGCTGTTCACCCGACAATCCACCTAAAGGTGATCTTGAAGCGCAAAGTGCTAACAGTTCGTAAGTTGAGCGTGCGCAAGAGTTCGTTTACTGTTCATGTGTAAAATAGCTCCAAAGATTGGAGTTGTGGATGACGCGAGACCAATTATTAGCTGAGCTGACCGCCGTTCAACGGCAAGTACGGCGGTTGCCGTCCTTCAGCATGATATTTTTCACAACACTAGTTGTTACGGCAGCCTTTATTTCCGTGATCATAGTCGTTATCTCTCTGCAATAGTTGTGCATTGGAGGCCTTATGGCAAGTGGAGATGACGATGTTCCGCCTCAGCCAAACACGGAGGCAGATGTGACCGATCTAGAGATCAAGGGACAACTTAGTTCGATTCAAGCCGAATTGAGCTCCAAAGCCTCTCCGTGGGGCGTTTTCGTGGCTTCTATTGGTGCGGTTGGTGTCGGCCTTGGCGGATTTGCACTGTATCTATCGTCGGAATTTTCTAATGTTGATGATAAGTTAAGTGCAATTGCAAGCGATGTATCCATTGCAAAGACCACTGTAGAAGAGATCAAAAAATCGGTGGAAACAGTGACAGCGCAAATGCTCTCAGCTGAGGCAAAACTGGCTCGGTATGAGGAAGGTGTAGCGATATTGCGTTCGAAACGCGTAGACTTTCTGTCCTACAATTGGGGTTTTGAACTGCCTGTAGACTTGGCTAATGCCATGCAGCGAGCGGACGCATCAACGGCGTTCTATGCAGCCGAAGAAGATTTCGGAAAATTCGCTTTCATAAGTCCAGCCGTGTACAGAAAATTCACGTCAACGGAGCAAAATACGTTTTCCAGTCTTATGCAAGAACACGACTGGTCGTTGCAGTTGGTCGATGTGCAAAACTCTCATTCGTTTCTACGTCTTGATGACCCTAAAATTGAGAGTGTTTGTGAATCTTATTATAAAACCGCCTCCGATTTTCTGGGGACGAAAGGGTTAGTTCAAGTGGGAGCTTTCAGTTGGGTTATTTGCAACCCTATTCCCTAATGTATCGTGCTTGAGATATTCGATGTCCGTGAGAGAGTATAAAACCTTATTTACAATCTATGGCACGTCGCCAAGCCGCCCTTGGTGTCTTACGCCGCGCTTACAGTCATCGCATTGACAACCGACCGCTTCGGGCTGCCTCTGGACCTGCGCCGCACCTGGTGCCAGCGGCAGGAACGCGCAGAGAGCTCCCTTTGCAAAGTCGTGGACAGCGACAAGTGCTGCAGGCATGATCAGCACCCTGCCCAGATGACGCGGACAGCCCACATTGCCGCCATTTGGTGCAACACAACGCTTTGTAACCCCTCACGCCCACATTCCACAGAAAATCCGCCCAGCTTCGTGCGAGATATCACTCGAATCGCTGTTCGCGTTCTTCATCTCTTTGTCTGTCACGCACGCGTTCTCGTTCGATTTCCATGGCCAGTCGATCTGATACCGATTTAGCGGCCTGAGCTATCTCTTCCCGCTCATGCTGTGCCAGTTCAGAAATGGCATCGGCCCTCGGCTGCATGACGTCTGCACGGCTCCCAGACCACGAAGATGGAGTGACACGATCTGAGTAAGCGTGAAGAACAGGTTCTGGCTCTGGGGCGGCTTCAAGGAACTCAACAGCGGATGACGTAATGAAAGAGCCGTCCCTGGGCCCATCGCCTTTCTCCCAAAGCCTGATACCTGACGCGACCAAACCCCAGACATCAGGCTCGTTCCGTTGCTGACACCACTCTATCAGGTCGGTCACATCTATCTTGGAGAGAGGGCAGCGACGTATGCCGCCACGCCGAATGAAAAAGGTGCGTCGATACTGCTGATCTTCCGTCCCCTGAAAAACACGGTTGAGAAATGCCATCGGCATTAGCCCCGCTGTCGTCTTAATCGCCTCTTCGAACGAATGAATGTAGCCGTAGCGCTCGTCCACTACAGAAAAGATCGCGTCCACCCACTCAGACTTTTCAGCGTCATTGCCATCGAAGGTAAGTCCGGCCCTGATGACGTTTTCCATGTGATAGTCTTTGCTGCCGCCAGGGTCGCTGTGATCCGCCAGCAGTGATTTGGTCGCCGCTTTCAAGCCAAGCTTTCTAAGTTCAGATCCCAACGTATCATCCGCAGATTCCTCGCCGTGCAGCTTCATACTGAGCGCTTCGAGCAGCGTGTCTTCACCGTCCGACTTGGCGAGTAACTTTTGGGCAAGCTCCAATAAGCGTTCGGGTGGCAGGTGTGCATAATTATCCCGCCAAAGGATAGGTCCGAACATCCAAGTCAGAGTTTCTTCATTGTCGAGCAGGGTCATGCACCGGTCCAGATCACTCTCTGTGAAGCCATCCCATGGATGCAGGCACACAAGGCCTTTTCGAAGTTCCGAGTGTCCCACACATTCATCCAAGATTTCTCTCGAAAGCGCATTGTCATTGGCGGCAACCTCCTCGATGAAGCCACCAATCACCGCAAAGTCGTAGTTCGAACCAGATGACCGAGCGAAGTGTTCCAGCAAGCCTTGCCAACCTTCACGATAATTGTCGGCCCCCTTAGCAAGGCCGATCCCGAACGCCCTGCGATAGGGCATCCAGTCGGTAGAAAACATTTCTGAACCCAACTCATCGAGTTGATGATCTGACGCTGCAAAGCTCTCACCTAAATCTGTTGCGTTTGATGCCAATCGCTCTTTAGCATCCCGATACTTGCCATCGCTGCCGTCGTCGAACTCCTCGTCGAGTGCCCAATTATCATGCCCTTTGCCAAGAACATATGTTTTGATCTTTGCAATCAGTTCGCGAGGCTCCAGGTCGCGATCCAGATCGGCGAGGTACTGGGGAAGCGGTTCAGGTTCGTCTTTTTGTCTTGTGTGATCGAAGTAGATGATCGAGCGGACGGCCTTCCAGCCTTCGCCCCATGGATCGTGATCATTTATCAACCGTGCTGCTTCGACCAATTTGTCCCGCATCGCTTCCTGGTGCCAAAGGCCGCGAAACTCATTCGCTAGAACCTGCCGTGCACGACTTTTGATGTCTTTGTCGTCTGAGTTTGCTAGCCTGACCGCCAAATTCATGAAAGCAGTGCGCCACTCGACGAGTTGGTCATAGGTCGGTCGGTAGCCATAGTCCCTGGGCCGTGCCCCAAATTCGTTGAGGCCAAAGCCCGTCCATGGCGGTCCGTCCAAGGCCGTCGAAAGCAACTTTATTCCTAACGATCGCCGTCCGATATCCTCGGAGCATAAACAGTCTTCTACGATGGCGAGGCGCTGTTCCATTGAAGCATGTGTGCCAGACAGATAGGGTTGGAAGAACCCCGAAATCTTATCTCTGACAGCATCATAGTTGTTGTTTGCATCTTCATGGTCCGCGACGCGGATCAGTAGTGACATGCAGCGGTCAAATGCATGCGGTTCGTATGCCAACGACTGAAGCAGGTTGAGGATCGTGGTTCTACGAGGATTATGCTTCGGCTCCATTCCCTGAAAGTCTGGAGAGGTGAGTTCGGCTTCAATCCGGTCAAGCAACGCATCCGGTGCGACGGGGCCAATATAGTTCAGTATTCTCGATCCATTCTCATCGAGATCCGAGGTTTGCCCCAATAGGCCATCAGGTTTCAGCCATGCCTTAACGACCTCAATGGCCACCGGATGATCATGCATCAGGCCAAGCCGGTGAGCGAAAGACATAAGAAGCCGACTGTTTCCAGCCGCTTCGAAAGTCAATCTCAGAGCTTCGGTAGGGATGCTGTCGAGCGCCGAACTTGCCAATCTGTTCGCAACAGCATGGGGCAAGAGGGCCCTCCAATGCGCCCTCTTTTGAACGACATGGCGTTCTGCCAGCTTCTTCACGGCTCGAAATAATTGCGCCTTGGTATGGCCAGAAATGGAGCCCAAGACTTCTAGTTCGTTTTGCCCAACCTCTGGATCAGCAACTGAGAATGAATACGCGAGTGACAGAGTCTCAGCCTGTTCGCGAAGATCGCCATCTTGACCCTTACGCTGCTGGAAAAGTCGGTCGAATAACTCGGCATCGGATAATTCGGCCAGGCTCTCACCCTGTTCAACTCGCTCTGCAATGGCCAACGCGACCCTTGCGTTGCCATCGGCAAACTCGGCGACCCTTCGTGCATTGCCTTGGCCGATTGCAGGGAAACGCCGCAAAAGCAACTCCTCGGCCACCTCTGGTCCGTTGGCTTCGATGTGGATGACCTCTGTGGTCTGAGGTTTGTCATCTCTAATGTCATATTCAACTGTAATCAGGCTGACATCACCACTTGCAGCCGACACTTTTCTTGCCAATGCCGAATGCAGTTCAGACGGGCAGTTGTCGAGGATCATCACCGAGCGACGCCCCTCGGCGATTAGGCGTTCGAGCATTGCAGATGCGGAGGGATCAGGGTCTTGTCCCGTGTCCACGTAAATGGCGATAGTTCTGTCGAGAGGATCGTCTCCGACCGTTTCGTCAAAGAGGGCTTGAACAATTCTTGTCTTACCAACACCTGACAGCCCCGTAATGCGGATCGCTTTGTTCGAGGTGCGGATGAGACGCCGCATAGGTTCAATGGCATCCTCGATTGAAAGCTCCTGTCCTCGCTCCGTCGGCAAATGGACGGTTATCCCTGGGGCAGAGATGAGGGTGTCAGGCGTTCCCTTTGGCGGGTTGCTCCAGGGGCCATAGGGCTGCCACCCCGAATAGCCTTGCCCGAGCTTGCCCTTCACCCACAGCAATACCGACGGGTGCTGTCGCAACCATTGTGCGAGCTTCGAACGGTCGAAGAAGTCGAGGTGAATTCTGTCTTTGTTCGGGTCATTCGCGACCGCCGACCGCATTGCGCCAAGGCGGTCTTTCTTCATCGGTGGCGAACAATCATCGTCCAGGCTCACGATGATGTAGTTCCCGCCGATCTTCGCCTGGTTTGATATAGTTGGATTAAGTTCGCCGTCTTTCGTCATCTCCGCTGTAATCGCGGACTTCGGCATCGAGTCCTTCTTGGACTGCAAGATCGTATCTGGACGGCAAATGAAGCCAGTGTCCAGTTCGGGGGCGTTCACCTGCACATGTATGTCGATGCCCTCATCAGGCGCTTTGATCGAGCCCGACCAACTGACACTCGAAGGGCTATACCCATGTGCGGAAACCTCTGCTTCAGCCAGCCTTGCAATCAACTCTTCCAACAGAGTGTCGGACAGCCGCAGCAAGTCATCCTTTCCGATATCAAAAATCGCCATCTTACCACTCCAATACAACGGGTTGGCACCCTATCATGAAGTGGCAACAACATCTAGCCATACAGGCGACGAGCACACCACTGGGACAAAAGGTTCATCTACCGGTCGCTGGCACCTAGCTTTCAGCCGAACGAAAACCGCAGCGGCTTCGAACGTCAGCTCTTTAGCGGGCAGACTGCAGTGTTTGTGAGTGCAGCGAAGGTCGAATCTCCGCCCTCTGTGTCGATGACGTCAAGGTGGGCAGGGATCGCGATGACGTGCAGAATAGGGCTGGAACCGGTCACCTGCTGCGCTTTGCATAAACGACCGGATTGGCCCAGGAATGCTTGGCAGCAGCGCCTCGCTTTGAGCAAGGCGGCACACGGAGTCAACCCATACGTCTTTCCTGAAATCGGGTCCCAGTTCGGTACGCATACTCGACGCCACCGATAGAAGTTAACTCACTGTTATTAAATACAATAACTTCAAACTGGGACCACACGACTGAACTGGGCGGCGATGGTCCCAGTTCCGAGCCCCGTTTTCAGGCCAAATCTACTCCGTAATTTCTGCTTGAGCGGGCCTTTGAAGCCTTGTTTAAACGGTCTTCAGCCTATTTGCGGCTAGCCCAGCCAACTAGGTCGATATGGGGTCGCCTGCGGCCCAGTTAGGGGCAAATCGCGGCCTACTGCAAAACAACACATAATGGCCCTTATACGTCCGCTTTGCGCCTCATAGCCATATTTTTTTGGCCTTCCGAGATCTTCCGTCTTCTTCGGTCCTCTTCCGAGATCACTGTAAATAAGTCTGTCACCCTACAGCGTGTGTTGTAGCGTGACAGACTTTCTTAC